CAAGAAGTAATTCTAGAAATATCTGATTCTTTGACAAGTGCATATAATAACAGCAGTGAGAAGGATCAAAATGAATGATGTTGTGAAAACTAGAAAAAAGTCTAAAAAAAGAAATTACTTTACCTTAGAAACCCAGGAAAAAATTATTGAGTATCAAAACTGTGAAGTCAAAAAAACTAAAGACAGGTTATATGTAAAACACATTATGCCGGCATTTACAGAATTAGTAAATAGTTTAGTTGCAGTATATAAATTTAAAGCTTCTAATGAAGATATAAATCATTTAAAGAATGATTGCACTACATTCTTATTTGAAACACTTCATAAATGGAATCCAGAAAAGGGAACCAAAGCATTTTCTTATTATAACGTAGTTGCTAAAAACTGGTTGACAATTAATTCTAGAAGACTAATGAAAAACGCTAAAAGAAATGTGTCTATTGATTGTGTTGAAAGTTTGTCGAACTCTGACAAAAAAACACTTTCCAACGTCAGTATAGAATTGTCTCCTGAAGATGCTGAGCGTAAGAGTAATAGACCGAATGTCATAATTGATATGTTTAAACATGTTGAAAAGCAGCTTAAAAGAGAAAGAGACGTAAAATGTATTAAAGCAGTTATTCATTTGTTTGAAAATATAGATAATCTAGACTACTTAAATAAAAGAGCAGTATTTGTTTATCTAAGAGAAATTTCAGGTTTGTCTAGCTCAGAGCTAAGTTCTTCTCTTTCCACAATAAGAAAACACGCAAGCAAAGTTGTAGGTATTGATAACATGTTTGACATATATAGCTAAGAGGTGATGTAATGAAAGAAAATCAAATAGAAAATTTATCGAAAAAAATTGATAAAGTTGATAAAAAAGAAGAACTGATTAAGAACTTTTCTGATATTTTAGAAAACATTGATTCGTTAGAAGACAAAAAGAAAATGCTTTGGAAAGAAATATATGAAAATTCAGTTGAAGATAGGGAAAAATCAAAAATGCTTTTTAATGATGCCTATATTTCAATGACAGGTGCAGGTATCAATGAACATATGAATATTGGTGCAATTATGTCAAAGTATATTGAGAGAATGAGCAAATCAAACGATCAAATATTAAAACTTGCTGAACTTATTTCCAAAGAAGAAGAAAAGTCTTCCGAAATTTCAGAAGACGATATTTTCAATAAGATTAACGGTTAAATGTCTATGTTTACTCAATCTAAAGTAATTTATGTTATTAAAGAATTTGCTGGAGATGCTATAAAAATAACAAATGATTTGATCCAGCATAATATTCTAAAAAGGTATTTTGATGATGACAGTGTTACTGAAGACAAAAACTTTTTAAGATTTGTATCTTCACTACCCCAAAACACAGTATTTTGTGTAGACTTAGTTTATAATGATAATTTTATCAAACAAGAAGATAACTTTATAAGTATTGCTATTCCTTTTATTTCTTCACATGTAAATTTTCCAATAAAGATTGGCGAGTCTGTGTGGTTTTACAAGTATAATTTAAATAATAAAAAGTTCAACAATGTAGAAAAATACAATATAAATGGATATTACCTAGGAAGAGTACACAGTTTACTAAATACAGAAGATACATCTTATTGCTTCAATGAAAGAGAAATATCTTATTTTTCTCCTAGCAGACTTGATATTAATGATGGTATCAAATCAGAACAAGGTGGTATTCTTGGAATCGAAAATAATAATAAAGAAATTCTTAGTTTAAATAATAATTTAATTCATAATCCAGACACAGAAGTTAAATCTATTATTTCTAATAGATTGCTAAATAATGATTATTACACAAGTGAATTAAAAAAGTATAGGTTAAGACCTTCTTGCGATTCAATAATCAATCATGAAGACTTAGTCCTAAGAGGGACTCATAATACTAGTATTAAACTTGGCTCTGATTACTATAACGTTGAAAAGAGCTTGTCTGAAAATGATAGTACATTTAGAGACCCAGCTAGTGGAAAGATATCTATTATTGCTGGTATTAACGAGAAATTAAAAAACAAATCTTTTAATTCTACTAAAAAAATTAGTTTTATTACTGATGAAAATATAATTGATGATTACGGAATAAAAATAAATCTATATAATAACAATATTAGTCCTGATATTGATAATGGCTTTTTTTATGAATCAATTAAGTCTGTGCAACAGTTTAAAAATCCAGACAAAGTAGATAACAGCATTAGAGCCTCATTAAGTGTTAAAAAGCAATATAGCATAAAAAACAATAGTTCTTCTTTAATAGTTTCTGAATCTTCTAGCGAGATTAAGTCTATCAAAGATAATATTGAATTTACAATTCCGCATATTGATAATTCCGTAGAACCTGTTTTGTTGCAAAAAAATACTTTAGAAAGACTTCCGCTAAGTAATGATTATGTTTCTTTTATACCAAATAGCAGACCAATAACAACATATAACCAAAATAAAATGTCATCAATAGCAGCCATGTCAGATGATATTGTATTTAGTCTTCATGACGATTCGCAAGGAAGTATTACACTTTTAAACCCTAAGTCAAACGATAACTTTTCTTCATATCTAATGTTAAACAATGAAGGAAATATTCATTTAAATGGACAGAAAATAGTGATAGGAGATTATAATAGATCACCAGATAATCAGAATGGATATAACGCATCAGTTTTCTTAGGATATTCTAGTGAAATGAATAGTTTAGTATTGGGAGAACAATTAAATTCTTTCTTAGAAGAAATAATGTTTGTTCAAAAAACAAGTTTACGTCTTATAAAAGATCTTTTTATTCAGTCTAAAGAGATTGATAAAATTACAAAAGATTCTTTAGAAAGTCTTTTAAACGGCTTAAATGCTTTTTCTTCGTCGATATCAAATATACCACCAATGCAAGTACCAGGATCAAGTCTTTTAGTAGAAGTTTCTAAATCTATGACTATGTTTTCAAAATTAAATATTGATGCTTATCAAACTCAAATAGATAACTTTAAAGCTTCAAAAGAAGAAGATTTATTTAAAAGACTAGAAAAAATTGAAAATAATTTAGATAAATTACTTAGTAAATTTGTTAAAACATCATGAATTATTTTAAGTTCATATAATTATCTTTGTTAATTGCAAGACTAGGAAATTCTTAAATGTTAAATTCAAAGTTTAAAAACACAGGTAAGCTTAGAAAAGATTTTGTTAAAAAAGAAAAGTATAAAAATAAGATACTTGAATCAAACAAAAACCCAATAGGGATAAAATTGCCTATTTCTCCTTCTAGACATAGCAAAGAGACTTTATTTGAAATGACTTATGAGATTTCTGACCAAATTGAAAGTAATCTTAAAAATTTAGTTTTAACTAGAAAAGGTGAGTATCTTTGCCTGCCAGACTTTGGAACAAACTTAATAGACATGTACAATAGCGCTGAATTGGAAAACATAGAAGATATAGTAATGTCTGAAATACAGTCTGCTGTGTCGTTATTTATGCCTTTTGTCTCGTTAAGCAATTACTCTTCAGTTAAAATACCTGAGACTTTTGACAATCCAGAATATTTTGAAATTAATATTGATTATACAATAAGTGATATAGAAGAAAAAAACAAGTTAATAATTAAATTATTAACATCGAGGTAATTTAAGTGTCAAACGTAAGCATTCTTAATAAAGAAAAAAATTATTTTAATAGAAAAAGACTTATAAACAAAAACAAAGAAGAATTTAAAAGTGAACTTTTAGATTACGCAAGGAGTAATTTTCCTGATAGGATTTCTGATTTTTCTGAAGCTTCACTTGGAGGTATGCTTCTTGACTTTGCAGCTATTGTAGGTGAATCTTTGACTTTTTATATTGATCAACAAATTAACGAACTAGATTATGAGACAGCATCTACAGAGTATAGTTTATTAAATCATTTGAGGAAAGCTAACATAAAGTCAGGATTTGCTTCTCCTTCAAGCGTTGAAGTTTCTTTTTATATGATTGTTCCTGCTATACAAGATATGGATATGCCTCAAAAAAAATATCTTCCTATCATAAAAAGAGAAACTCAGTTAAGGTCAATTGATGATATATCATTTATATTAGAAGAAAATGTTGATTTTTCAAAAGATATTAATATTATACAAGAAGTATTTGTTGGAGAAAAAAGATATTTAATGCTTAAAAAAGAAGGCATTTGTATATCTGGTGATATTACAAACGAATCTTTTATGTTTGACGAAAATAATGTTGATAGTTTTTTATCTTATACATTAAGTAATGAAAACATTACAAAAATATTTAAAGTTAACGATAACTCTTCGGATATTAATGAGTATAAAGAAGTTGAATTCTTGTCTCAAGACACAGTTTATGAGAAGGTTGACTTAGGAGAAAATGCATATTTCAATGTAACACCTGCAGCTTTTAGATATGTCTTAGAAAGAGACTTTGAAGATGGTTTAACCACAATCAGATTCGGCAACAGTAATGGAAACGTAATTAACGAAAACGGCGTTCTAACCAACCCTGAAGAGATTGCATTGCCTTTGCTTTCTAGAGACTATATTGGAAGCTACTCATTAGATCCTAAGAATTTAATTAACAGTAATAGTCTGGGAGTTTCACCAGCTGGTAAAACAATAAATGTTAAATATAAATTTGGTGGTGGTGAAGATCATAATGTTTCTGCTAGAAGTATCAATATTGTTGATAGTTTAAATTACTTTTTTCCAAACTTAACAAGCGAAAATGACACTGAGGTTGATCTCATTATTAATTCAGTTTCAGTATTAAATGAAGAACCTTCAGTTGGTGGTTCAAACGCACTAACATTAGAAGAGCTTAGAGGCCACATATCTTCCGCAATGAAAGCGCAATCAAGAATTGTAACACACGAAGACTTGCTAGCTAGAATACACAGTATGCCTTCAAATTTTGGAAGAATTAGTAAATCATCTGTACTAGATAATCCTTATTCAAAGTCTACGAAAGATCTTTATATAATATGTCGTGATGAATTAGGATTTTATACAGCATCAAATGATGCGCTTAAATATAACTTATCTAACTATTTAAACGAATATAGGATAATAGGCGACACATTTAACATAATCGACACAGACGTGTTCAATATTGGAATATATTTGAAAATTAAAATATCAAGTAATTACGATCAACAAGATGTAATAATAGAAGTACAAAGTAAAATTTTTAGTTTAATGATGTTTGAAAAACTTCAAATCGGGGAAGCTATAAATGTTAATAAAATTGTTAAAATAGCCCTAGATACACCTGGAGTGCTTACGATAACTTCTAATTTTAAGACAATTATAAGACCAAGAACTAATGATGATTTAAATAGAATTGATTTAGATAATTTAGATAGAACGTATAACAATAATAGCTTTTCCGTCTTTGAAAATTACAAAGACGGAATCTTATCACCTCCTAAAGGTGGGATATTTCAACTTAAATATTCATCTGATGTTGAAGTTGTGAGTGGATGACAATATGATTATAATAGAAAACCCTAAAAAAGATACATATGTAACTGATATTCAAACTGTAAGCAATAATGGTTTGAACTCAAACGTTGGTCAATCTTCGTCAATAGACTTATTTAAAATTGCTGGTGAGAACAAGAAAACTTTTGCTAGAGGAATACTAAATATTTCTGGAATATTATTAGACGGAGACACATTTACAGTCATAGATTCAAGTGGCGTTAGTAAAACGTATGAATTTGATAATGACGCTTCTGTTGATAATAACAATATTTTAATAAGCATTGGTGTTAACACAGTCGAGACCTTGTCTAACGTCATTACTGAGATTAACTCAGATGCTAACTTTGGCATCACGGCAATGAAATTATACGATGATAAAATTCTGTTTAAACAGAATAAACCTGGATCATCTGGTGATACACAGATTGTTACATCTGGTCTAAATCTTTCTTCAAAAGGATTTACTAGATTTGAGCACTCAGCAGGACTTATAACGTTTGACATTTCAAAAATCAAAAAATCTCACATTTCTGATGGTAATATAGCAAACTCAGTCTTTAGAGACATAGAAAATCCTAAGTTTAGTGCAGAGATAAGATTAATAGATGTAGGACAGTCTTCTACTAGAGCAAAAGACTTTTCCTTGAATTTAAACGTTCTAGAAAATGATTTTAGAGAAGGATTAGGAAAAGATGTTGTACACTTCTCCGATCTAGATGACGCAAATTTTAAAATTTTAAATAGTAGCTCTAATACATCTTGGACAAATGAAGGAATAGTTTCCGGCGATGATCTCTTTATTCGGACAGATAGCACTTTTGAGAGTTTTGACGTAGAATCAGGAAAAGAAAATTTATCATTTAACGTTACAGACTATGTCCATGAATTTTTTAAAGGCACACCTAATTTTGACAAAGAGTCTTTTGTAATTCATTTTGATTTAGACAATCTTTTTGATGAAAACACTTATTTTGTTAAAAGATTCGGTAGTAGAAATTTAAAAAATAAAAGCTTAATACCACAGCTAATAATAAAAATAGACGATAATGAAATTGAAAGTGTTATAACAGATAAAAAGAGGTACTTTGACAATGAGGAAGACTTTTATCTTATGAATGCTAAAGGTAATTCACTTAAAAGTTTTACGGTTGGATTCGATGTAAGTCTTAGATTTTCATTTATAGGTGATGATAATGAAAACATTTTTGCAGAAACTCAATCAATAACAGGACAGTCTATATACAATTATAAAGGTGAGGAAGTCTTAGGAATAAAAAAGTTTTCTCTAACTAGTTCAGTAATAAGCCAAATTCAATCTGATTCTATTTTCAACGCTAAATTAAACAAACTCGGATACATTCCAGTTGAGCTAGAATATTACTATGACAACAATTTAGGCACAACTTCTACAATCAAAAAAGAAAATATAAACTTCAATCTTTCAGAAGTCGATCAAAGTGAAATATCTTTTGATAATAGGAATATTAGAGTTTCTTTAGATATTTTGCAAAGCGAGTTAAAGGCAGATAACACATTTGTATCAATAAAGTTGAGTTTTATTGATACAAATAAACAATACAAAGCAGTCAATGTCCCTACAAAGCTTTATAGCGAAAACTTAGGAAAAGTAACTTACGAAATGTATGATGTTGACACAGGCGAAAAGATAATCAGTGACGAAGACTTGTATACAATGCTTAAATTCAATGGCAAACATTATATACTAAACATATTTGCTTCAGATAATTTTAAAAATAAAAGAGTCAATTTTATATTCAAATACACAGATCCGTTAACTGGTCTTTATAAAAAAGCATCAAATGACAATACAATTCTAAGGTTTATATAATGACAAATTTAATTTCTTCTAAACCAGAAATTGCAAATACATTGCAAAACACTAATAAGAGAAAGTCTCATAGCAATTTTATTACTTCGAAAAGTCTACTAGAAAGTTCTGATTTTAAAACTTTTCTAGATCTTTACCTTAATAATGAAACAGAATTTTTTGAAAGAATCGATGGATATGATGGATTTATAAGCACACAGCAAATAGAAAGTATTGATTATGAAAACTTTGCTGAGCATGTGTTTTTTGACTCTGCCGTAGAAAAAGTTAACTTTGCTTTTGACAAATCAATAAATGAATTTCCATATGATAAGTCAAGATTCCAAGTAAGTCAGTATCTTAAGAAACTTGACGGATTTACAAAATACATTCTAGACAACAAAGTAAATAAGTCAAGAAATTATATGCAATTTGACGGTAGTAAGTCAATTGTTATAAATGATTCAAAAGGAAGTTTGTTAAACGATTACAAAGGCAAAACTTTTCTAGATAACTTCAACCCTAATGGCAAATCTTTTTCTTTTGATTTCTGGATATATCCAAATAATATTTCTCTTGCCGGAGGTATAAGTCCAAGTGTATGTATTTTTGAAAAATATGGCGACAATGAAGGGTTTTTTGTAAAAGCAAAAAGACATAATTCAGCTAATAATACATGTGATATATCATTTATAATATCGAGTAATCAAAATTATTTTGAAGTTACTTTTAAAATAAAATTAGAAGAATTCCAACATATCTGTTTCGAAGTAAGAAGTGGTTTAACTGAAAATAGTTTTTATTTATATGTTAATGGCAAAGAAATAAATAAATCTTCTTCAGAAGTTACTATAATTGGTGATATAAATATTTTAAATTTAAATTTTTCTAGTCAGGAATTTAAAAACGCAAAAGTATATATAGGTAATTCTTCTAAATTAACGCATAACCTTAACAACGAAGTTAACGTTAGTTTTTCTGGAGGATTTGTTGGTCTAATTGATGAGTTTAGGTTTTTCTCTGGAAAAGATAGAGACACTAAAGACATATTGAAATTTAAAGATGAAAATATGCATTCGCAAGAAAATTTAAAACTTTATTTAAGACTAAATGAACCATCTGGTATATACTCTAATAATCATATTGTTTTGGATTACTCTGGAAACAAATTACATGGTGAATTAAAGTCTGTTGTCTCTAATGATGACATAAATAATATATTTTCTATTATCGATAATTATGAAAGAAATGGAATTGTATCTAATATTGAAATTCCATTAAAATATGAAAAAGATAATTTAAACCCAATACTATTTTCAGTACATTCGCACGACCAAAAAGTTACATTGTTAGCTCTTGCTAAAGAATATGACTTAGTTAATCCAAACTCTTTCTGGAAACTTTTTCCTAAAAATATTTTTCTAGAAGGCTCTGATTATGATAATATTAACGCAACATATATTAGTGATAAAGTAAAAAGTCAATCTAATATAATTGGTACTGAAAGATCTATAAATCAAGAGCTGATTAAGCTCATCTCTATTTGGGCAAGATTTTTTGATCAAATAAAAATGTATATTGACAACTTTACGGAATTGTTGAGTTTTGATTATGATAAAATCAATAAAAATAAAAAAATTGATGGTGTAATCTTACCATTAGCATTAAATCAAATGGGTTTTAAATTTAGAGAGTTATATGCATTTCCTTTAAAAGAAAAACTTGATAATAAAAATTTGTCTTATGAAGAAGTTATGTCAACATTAAGTATAAGACAAATACAAAACATTCTTTGGAAAAGGTTTTTACTAAATTCAAAAGATTATCTTGCGTCAAAAGGAACTGTAAGAAGCATAAATTCTGTTTTTAATTCTTTCGGTTTAGAGTCTAGTAAGTTTATAAAGATAAAAGAGTTAAATGGGCAAAATAGATTAAATATAAACAATCAATTTTGTTCAAATAGACAAAAAATAAAATTTATTGATTTTAATCGTCACAGTAAAAAATTTGATACTACAACTTATGACGATATAGGTAATGCATTAAATAAAATAAATTATAGGTCTGAAAGATTTAGAAAATCGAAGTTTAATAGTCTAACAAACAGTTTTGAAAAAAATTGGACTTTTGAATTTTATTTTAACTTTGACAAGTCAAAAGTTAAAATGTTTAATAATAACCAATCACTTTTTAGAATAAACAGGACTATTACTTCTGGTCAATATAATAGTCCTTATATTAATGTTGTGTTTAATAGAAAAAACAAAGAAGTAGACTTTGGAGATTTAGATCTTTATTTGAATATTCAAAATTTAAATAACAATACAGTTCTAAAAGAAACAATAGAAAATATTAATCTATTAAATGGATATACATATTATATTTGTTTAAGAAAAAAGTATATTGATTCAAAAGACATTTATGAATATCAACTTGATGTATCTCCGATAGGTCAATTGTCTTACTCATATAATAAAAATATTAAAATAAAAACATCTTTAAATTATGAAGATGCTGGTGGTTTAACAAATGTTTATCAAATTTCATGTGGAGACTATAAATACAGTGATACAGTAAGTAGTAGTGAGATTAATGGTTTATCTTATGAAACTTCTTTTCAAGGTAAGATAAGCCAAATTAGATTATATGATAAGTACTTACATAATGATATATTAAGAAACAAGTCTAAGGATATACAATTTATTGGAGAAAAAACAGATAATATGTCTGTTGATAATCTTTACATAAATATCGATTTAAGTGAAAATATTAATCAAGAATATCAAGCTTCAAATAAACTATTTAATTATATTAGTGATTTATCAAAAGTTGAAAGTGGAACAGACTTAAAATCTTATCTTTATGTAGGCAGTGCGCTTCTTACAGATAACAACATTAATAGTGAAAATATATTTTCTGCTGATGATTTAATACTTTTTAAACAAAACTATGAAATAGATTCACCTAGTAATTCTAATAAGATTTATATAAATTCTTTTGAAAGTGACTCAATCAAAGATCAATATAAAAATTACAATTTAAGTTTTTCTTCACAACATCATCCAGAGTATTTATATCATGACGATCAAAGGTTATATATTGATTTTTCTGCTGTTCATTTCTTAAATCAAGATATATCAAAACTTATATCGATCAATGATTATTTTACTGACAAGTTGTCAATATCTAGTTATCTTTATGAACAAGACTATTTAGATTTTTCTAAATTAAGAGACGATTACTTTAAGAGAATAAAACCGAGAGAAGAAATCAATTTTAATATGTTATATCAGGTATATAAATATTTTGATAATATTCTAGAAGACTTATTATATGAAGCAATACCATCTAGAGTTAACTATTTAGGATTTAATTTCGTATATGAGTCGCATATCTTAGAAAGAAACAAGTACCAATATAAAAACTCAGATAGTCGTATCCCAGTTTCAAACTCAGATTTGTATAATTATCAAAATTATAGAAGTCAAAATAAAAAATTTAGATATGATGATGCTACAGGATTTTTAGAAAATGCTATAATTAAAAAAACATAGAAAGATTTATAAATGAATGATTCTAGATTTGAAGAAAGACAAAACAGAAAAGAATTTAAATTTAATTTTAAAAGATCTAAATCTTTAATTGATACTAATTGTGAGTATGTAACAGAAGAAAAGTATAAGGAGATGTTTCAAGAGACTCAAAAGTTTAACCCTTTTTTAGACTTTGGAGACAGAAAATTAGTTAAGGTTAAAAATACTATTACTAAGATAAAATTAGGAGTAGATACATTTAGAAAAGATAATGGTTTTGTTGAAAGAAGCATTCTATCTACAAGAAAATATGCAGGTTTTGATTCATTAGATGATATCGTAGACTATCCTTTTTCTTTTAATTATGATAATTTTTTTGCTTTGACTAATAGATTAGATGTTTTTTCTAACGTTAGCAAAATCCAGATGAATCAATCGTATATTGATAATTTAAGAGGATTTAAAAGTAACTCTTTGGGCAATTCAAAAAACTCTTTTGGCGAAATACTGCGAATTGTCAACAAAACAGAAAAGATAGATGACACAGTATCACATTATGAAGACGATATTATTTCTAGTTTTATTCATTCAGAAAAAGATAAAATAGTTATAGATAAAATAATAAAAAATGTCAATCCTATTTCTGGAATAACGACAAATACAGTCGTTACAAAGAAGAAAAATATAATATCGAGTGAAGTAAGATATTTTGCATACAAAGAACAAAAAACCAATCCTTTCTTTGACAGATCAGAAAACGCAAATAATCATCAGATTGACTCTAAGCAAAACAGATATAAGTTTACGAGTGAATCTATAAATAATAAAATATTGTCAATGAGAGACAAAAACAAGGCTATGGAAGAATCTACTTTGTATTATTCTAGAGGAATAGATTGTGATTATTCTTTATCGAACGGTATAGACTCTTTAGCATTTTATGGAAGAATAGATTAATGAAATATAGAACAAAATTTAATTCAATTGGATATAATAAATTTGGTGGATCAAGTCTGTCTGTTAATCATAGTGATGATCATCATACAATAAAATCAGGAATAGTAACTCAATCTTTCAACAAACAAAGAGAAGACTCAGAGTTGAGCTTTAGTTTTTTTGATAATGAATTAATCCACACAGACATTAAATTAGATAAAAGAGAATATTTTTTCCATGATAGCAGAACTATTAACTTTTTAGAAAAAAATATAATACCAACAGCGGGTATAGAGTCAAAATATATTAGTAATAATATATTGACTGAAATTGGCTTTTATAACAAGTCTAAAATAGTCAATACTCCTAACACATATCCTTTTTATGAAATAATTAATAGTAATAATTCACAAGTTGGTGTTTCTGGATTTGAACAACAGACTTTTACACAAAATCCGCATGTTTATGATAGAATGCTTAAAGAAAATTATCTTGAAGATATGTCTTGTATTTTTAAAGAAGACAATGATGTTTTAGAAAAAACAGAAATAAATAATATAATTACAATCGATTATGATTTAAAAAAATCAAACAATAGCGATATTTATCTGTCTTTTAGTAAAAAAGGTAATACTAGAGAAGTTACATTTCCTGATGGGACTTCTTATCATACTTTTAATGGTAATACTGTTTATCTATATAATCCAGAGTATATAAAAAATAATTTTGGCCCATATGATTATCTAGGTAACATTTCAAGTGATTATAAACATGATGTTGGCTCTTTTGTTGCGAATTCGCCAATATGTTTTAGTAGCGCATCTACTGGAAAAATTCGCGAAGATATAACTTCAAACCCAGCACTTTCAGATAGTATTATTAAATCTTCTTACGGGTCAATACCTATTAGTAATTTTGGGTTTCCATTTGATTCAAAATATGCTGCAAAGGATAGACATATAATAAAAGCTTCAGACTACATTTCGAAACCTTTTGTGATTGAAAAAGTTTGTTTAGAATTTACAATGTCAAATTGGTCTGTTTCTTTAAATGATCAACAAGGAGAAGATCCTTGTTTAAACTTTGTAAATTTATTTTTAATTAATCAAAGAGGAATATTAAATACTTCTAATCTAGACAATTCATTAAAGACTTATTATGGAGGAAATAGTATGTTTATTAATATTGACCCTATTAATTACGAAGGTGATACTGTATTTACTTCTAACAATAAAGACCAAAACTCAAACTTTACTCAATCACAGATTGATGATATGGAATTACATGGGACAGTTCTTGGAGATTCTGTTTATAATAGCGATTTTATACAAACAAATAATATACAAAACATTGACAAAAAATATTATGGAACTCAACAAAGAGATATTATAACTTCTGTTTCTATTGCAAACTATGCTTCAGGTAAATCTAATCCAGATAATCATATGATTAATTTAGAAAAGATAGAAAATTCTGTTGATTTATTGATAAATAAATCACAATCTCCTTTGTTGGATTCTTCAAATGATTCAGAATGTATTTATACTAATGAATCGATTAAAATTGTTGCTCCAGTCAAACATTTCTATGAAAACAAAAACCTTCCAAAATTTACTAGTTTTGATTTATATCCTGGAAAGCCTTCAAGTGATAGAACAAATTTGTCTTCAAAGTCAGGAAGATCAATAATTGCAGAAAATTTAAATAATACTTCAAACAAAGAAATCATTTTAGATGTAAACAATAAAAATGTTATATTAAATGAAAAAATGTATGAAGAAAGTAGTTATATATTATTACCAAGTGATAATCTAGTTCTAGGTATTTCTTTAAGTAATTCTTTTGAATGTCAAGAAGACTATCCAGAAAATAATAATATAAGAATAGGTGAAGACTTAGTTAAAATTAGTTCTAGTAATGATTACCCCTTTAAAATACACTTAATAGGGCATTATCAAGAAGATAAGAATAAAAAAATAATTTTAAATAAAGAAAGCAAACAATACAAAAATACAAAAAAAATAGGTTATTTTCAAAAAGAATTGGTAGACCAAGTTGGAAGTAATCTAGGCTATTTAGATAACAATTTTTATGATAGAGAAATAATAGGAAGATCAGGTTTTCTTATAAATAAAAACAAGTATTCTAGCCAAAATAAAATAAAGTTAGGTAATTTTTTTGAACTACCTAGTTTTGGTAAACCTGATATTGATGATTTTGTAGCAGGTGTTAATTATCCTCATAGTGAATATACTTCTTCTTTACCAACAAACGATTATTTTACTCAAAATGATGAAAAATATTCAATTAAACACTATTTTAATAAATATCATTTTGGGATGCCTATTGATAAGCTATATTACTCTTTAATTCATCAATTTGACAACAGTAAATATTTTAATATTAATAAAAGATTTATGTCTGGATATTTTAAACAGAAAAAACCAGCAAAGATATCAGGAAAATTGATTTTTAATTTTAATAAAATTAATGAATTTAAAGGTACAAATTATCTAAAAGAAAAAATTATGTCTTCAACTACAGGGAAAACAGCAGGAAAGTCTTCTCTATCATTTAAAATTACTGATAATGATCAAAATTCTGTAAGTGTTTATTTATTAACAGATTCAACGTTAGGTATTGCAAATGGAGCAAATCAACTAAATCCTCCAAGGTATTCTGTTTCTGATTTGTTTAGTGTAATAGAAAATAACAAAGTTATACTAACAGAAGTTGATCCAGTCATTTATAATGCTTTTATAAAATCAAATGAAACATACCCTTTAGACTTAGAAATACAAAAAAGAGCTTTTGTAGATTTAGTTGCTTCAAGTATTAATGAAATAAATAACAAGAGTCAGCAAGAAATAGATGATTCAAATAATGTTATAGACTTTAAGTTAAATGTTACAGCTGAAGTTGTTGAAGAAAGTTTACATACAAACTTAGTTGAGATAAAAATTACTTTAGATAAATTAGGAACATTTGGAAACCCTACAGCTAAAATTGAAGGTGATGAATTTAATTCTTGTGTTTCATTTGAAGATTTCTCTATAGAAGAGGGTGAATTAATTAAAAGTTACAATACGAATAAAAATGCTTATTATAATTCAAGTGAAATAATATTTTCAGATACTTAACATATTAATAAAGGAATATAGTTAAATGGCAGGTTTTCTAGAAAAAGATAAAAGACTTATTGACTATAAATTAACAGAGTTCGGTAGAGACAAGTTGTCTTTAGGCACACTCGACTTGAAATATTACACCTTTTCGGACAGTAGTATTGTTTATAATGAAGACTATGAGACTTTGAAAAGTTTCAAGGTGTCTGATATAACTTCATTTTTACCTTTCGAAGTCGATACAAATGTTAATAACTTAATTAATCCTGAGTATACGTTGTCTTCTGTTATATCCTTTGATCAGCTTGATAACAATATATTGTTTGTAAATAAAGAATCAAACAGGACAACATCTGATTATTTAATTGCGTTAAAGTTGCTAGATAATAAAGTTTTAAAATCAGAAGAAGATGACAGAGAAATTAGTTTTGACTATAAAGATGAAAAAGATGAATTTAATTTTCAAAACAAACCTTCAGCTTATCCTACAATTAAGTCATATAAAACTTTATTAAGCAATGTTGAATATGTAAAAAACGACAAGCGATTTATTGACAAAACAAGAAATAAAGTCATGCCTCCTACCGTTTCTAGTGGAAGAAGTCTTTTTCTAGACGAAGATATTTTCTTGGACAAGCCACTTGAAATTATTTTTAAAAGTTTGAATATTGATGATGAAATACCTCAATTTACAAACAAAGAAGACTTTGTCATAGATGTTATTAATAAAATATCTGTTAGCAGAAATATTCATAAATTAGAATATATTTTCAATGAAGAAAAAATGTTAGATGAAGATGTTTATCTTTTTGAAATGCATAATGTAATATCATCTGGCGACGTTAAAAACTTGTCAAAACTTTCTTTTGTTCATTTAGGTGAATTTTACGATTCAAAAGAGTATAATTTCAAGAACATTTATTTAATAGGGAAAATATTTTTAACAAGAAACTTAAAAGAAGAAATAAATGAAGAAAATAAAAGATATTATTTTAATTTAAATAATGACTATAGCTTTATTAATATGTTTACATTGGTTGTTGAATAATGAATACAAATGAAATAATTAAAAATTTTAATGTTGATGATAATGTTGTTAAAGATAAAGACTTTTTATACTTTACTTTTTTAATAAATAAAAGTAAAGCTATTTCTAAAAGAGCAAGTTACATTAAAGTGTGTGTTGAGAAGTCTTCTTCAGGAAAATTTGTTCAATATGATATTTTAAATATAGACAAAATCAATAATAGATTTTTAAATTCAAACAACCCAAAAATATCAAATCAATACCGATATGAAAATATACCACTAGTTTTAAATCTTGATAACGATGATTCCTATGAAGAATATATCGTGCCTGTTAGTTTGATTAAAGTAAGAAGTTCAATATTAGAACAAGTAACCGCGCTCGAAGGTCTTCCAGGAACTTCAATTACAGCAGTATTCCAAAAACCCCACATTTTTAGGATATATTTTTTAGATGATAATAAAAATATTGTTGAAAATTATGTATTCAAAACAAATAATAAAAGATTATCTGATTATGAAGTAATTAGTATTTCTGATAGAATTGATATCAATCAAAATCTAATTGAAAGTAGTTTTGATATAATTTTTAATTCTTACAATGACAATTATGAAGGTGGGCCTATAATAACACTTGATGAAGTTGTTTTGAATTCAGAATCTTTTAGTAAAACAATGGCAGAAATTCAAATAAATTTCAATAGCCAAGTTTATAATATTAAACCTGATAATTCTAGTCAAAACATATTTGAAGAAAACTTTGTATCTAATAAACTATTAGAGAATTATTCTAATAATTTGATAAAAAACATGTTCTTAAGTATTGCAGACAATAACAATACTGGTGTGGATATTGAAATAAGTTTTACATATAAAAGTTTTTTGTTTATAAAAGAAAAATTTATTTCTAGAGAAAAAATAATTGAGTATTATAATGTTTTTTATCAAAAACACAAAGATACAGTAATAAAAGAAATTTTTAGAAATAAAATTAGAATTAGTCCAGGAACTGAGCGTGGGACTCCATATCATATGATAAATTTTTTAGAGGTTGACTTATATTTAATTCCTAATGATACTGGAAGTAAAAATTTCAAAATAAACAATCAATCATCAGGAAAAGAAGGAAGTAAATCTCCTTTAATAAATAAACTTTATACAACAAAAAATCTTAGAAATGATTATTCTATTACTTCTAGAAATGGAAATTTTTCTTTAGAATCAATATATTCTAGTTTGACAAGCAATGTTTATTATACTAGAAGAAGTAGAGACAATCAAATTACTATTACTCCGCCTGAGCCTGATAGAATTATTGTAAAATATGAAAATGTTGAAATATATCCTATTGATACAACACAAGTTAGAAGTATAGTAAACGTAGAAGAAAATAATACAAAAGTTACTTCATCTAATAGTAACTCAAGATTTTTCAATGATCTTATTAATAATTCTTTTAGTAATCCAAATTTTATATCAAGTGGTTTTGAATTAGATTTTAACCACAATATCATAGCTACAAATAAAAATCTTTTAGATAGTTTATCTTACGAAACTGCTTCTAATGATTTTCTTTCTCAAGAAGTCGCAGAAAATACATTCATGTCATTTAGCATGAGTTATAGTCCTATTGGTAGTAACGATGTACTACAAAGAGATTTTAATTTTAGATTATCTGATTTAATTAGTGATGATCTTAAAAAAATTAAAATACCAATATCTAATATGGGAGAGTTTACAAATACAAAAATTATAACTAGATCTATAACGATGCCTAACGGAACTCATTCATCTCTTGTAAGTGAAAACAATATTGACGATAATAAAAAAGAAGAAACATCAAAATTTTTAAATGAAATATTACCTGGAGAATATTCTAAAATTGATAATTTACTAAGAAACTCTTTATTTACAAATACTTCAAATAACAGTATAAACAAAAAAATCAACAGTATCTTTAACTTAAGCAAAGATAAGTTAAGTAACAAAGTTTTTTTTGTTAATAATAAAACAAATATTCAAGAAATAGATGATGAAGAGCAAACAGAAGACATTGAAGATACTAATGCAGTTAGTAACATTAATATAGAACAAGAACTTTATAATATCACTAACGAAAATAATGAATATTATAACAAATTTACTTTTAAGTCTTATTACGATGCTAATAGAAATAACATCAGGTTATTTTCAAAAAAGAAAGAAGGTTTAAGTTCTATTTTTGATGTAAAAGATTTATTTGAAAACAAAGATATTAATAATTATACATTTAACATATCAAAAATGATAACTTTTGAATTCAATCCTGCAGACTTTAATTCTTCTAACAATGTAAATAATATCAAGGAAAAAAGATTTTTGTTAAAACCTGGCTCTTCTTTTATCTTTAAAAATATACCATTTTTTATAGAACAGAAAAAACTTTATTTATCTAATATTGACAATAATGTACTAGAAATAAATAAAAGCGTATATTCTGATTACAGGAAAGTATGGGGAAGAGGAAATCAGTTATTTGTTAGAAGAGTGTTAGAAAGATTTTGTATCATTATAAACAATAAAAAAGACAATTCTTTACATGAAAAAATACTTATAAATAACTATGTTAATCAAAGTTTACTTTTAACAACTAATTCTTTTGAGTTTAATGTTTTAAGTAGCAATTTACATATGCCAAATATTAAACTAGAATACATATAAAGTAGGAAAATAATGGTTTTAAATTTAAATGGTAACCAGTTTGGTAGTGATACTAGTCTTAGTGGTAATACTAATCTAGGCAATGAAACAACACTTGGTCTTACTAAGATGACTACTAGAGACTTAAACATTGGGTCTGTTGTAGAGTTAGTGAGAACACAGACAGAATCACAACTTGCTCCTTTCACTGAGGATGAGATTGAAGAAACATTAAATTTAGAAAATCCTTCAGAAGATATTGTATACGATAACTTTTTAATTTCTAGTAACTTTATTAAAAATAATTTATTAAGAACATTAGGAAACTCTAACGATAGTAATACAGATATTGATTTTCCTAATGTTTTAACTCATGAAATGATAAAAGTAAAAGACAAAGTCCTGTTTAGAACAAATGACTGCAGTATATTACCGAACTCTATATTTTCTATACATAAAAACTACCTTGAAGACATACAAGAAGCTAATGCAAACAGATTTTTCTTGAGTAATAGGAACCAAAAAACATTTAGAGAGATTTATTATGAAGGTTTAAAAGATACTAACGATAGTATAATTAAAACTTATAATAATTTAAAGACTATCCTAGAAAACAAAGATATTATAAAATCTAAATTAAACTTTGGAAATAAATTAGCAAATTTTTATTTGAATGAAAGTAAATCATCTTCTTTAGGCAAGATTGCAAGAATTCTGTTAAATAATGACGATATTGACTTCTCAAATGGAGAAAACAATCAAAAGAAATTCAATAGTAATATTGAAAATTTTATCTTGAATAGATCAACAGATGATTTTGATAATAATAGTTACATTAGCAATATGAGTAATGTATTTGAAATTATGTGTTCAACATTTGAAAGTGAAAGTAGTTTCTTAAAAAGTGCTAATGAGAGTAAATTTATAATAAATTCAGACAAGTTAATTGGACAAGTTTTTGCAAATACAAGTATTTCTCTTAATGGTTTTTATAAAGATTCAATTTCTCATGAATTCTATAATAAAAAAATTAATAGTAGTGACGAAAAAGAAGCTTATTCTTTAATTGAAAGTAAAAGTTTTAATAGCGTACCTTTTGTAAAAATAAATAGTCTTTTGTCACGTGAAACTAATAGTGATGGTATTTTTAATCCTATTAATTACGATAACATTTATATCAAAAATCAAAATGTTTTTAATTTCAAAGACTTTGATGAAGATATTTTTGACTCAATAAAAAATTTATCAAAAGATGGATTTGGGGAAATTTCAACTACAAACCAGGAAACATTTGACACTTTTAAATATAGTTTGTTTTTAGAAAATGTGGTATCTAAATACAGTTATGTTGTGGATCAACATTATAATAATGGGTCTAGGAAAGTATTGGGTTTTAGTAGAAATGACAATGATTTAGAAACATATAATAGCTTAATTTTTAATCCGTTTACTTTTAGTCAAATGACGACATCTGGCTTCAGCAAAGAAAATTTCTTTGAAATAAACTTGACAGACCTGTCTTTGTCTAGTCATAGGGGAAAATTAAATAGTTTAAATAATATAGAAAGTGATATAAGTTTCAATATCGCAAAATCAATATTATCTTCTACTAAATTTACATATTCTTTTGTTAGAGATAAAGGTTTGTCTGAAAGTAGTAATATAGAAAAGTTTACACATTTAAAATTTGGAGATAATGTTGGAATATTTGTAGACCCTATTAGTATCAAGTCTTATTCATTTGGTTTTGTAGAAGAAACATCAGACAATTTTAATAATATTTATTTAAAAAATTCTTCTAATTTAAAAAATTCAAAAGAAATGATAAAAAATACTCATTCAAATGACGAAAATTTAAGTTATTCGTCTGAAGTTGAAGATTTAAATAATTCAATTTTAAAAAATGATTTTATTAATAATGATTTAAATCTTCAACCTGGGTTTGTATTATTAAGAAACTCAATGAATAATATTCCATTGAACAAAATGTCAGAAAAGTTTATAAAATTTAATTCTTCTTTAACTTCTATAGATGAGTATATTCCTAATAGATTAGTTTCAATGTCTTATAGTCAAGACGATAAAAATCTTTATCATATAATAGATGATGATAAACAAAAAAGCTTTAATAAAGATAATTGGGAGAAAATATCTTTTGATTTAAGAAGAAATATTAATAGATTAAAAAGAAAAAAATTAGAAAATTCTAATGAAAACTCTTTTATTGATTATCTTGATAATTTTAAAGATAAAGTTAAAAATGTATCTAAGATTGAAAGAACAACACCTTACTTATCATTACTATATTCAAATATATCAAAATATTCTTTAGACAATTATAATGATAGTGAATTTATTAATTCTTTTCAAGGAGAGTTTTACAAAAATTTTGACTATTCAAAAGAGTATAATGGTATAAAAAATTCTATGGAATTTAAATTGTCTAGCGGAGATGATATAAGTTTTCCGGTTAGTAGGAGTGATATTAAGAATTTTCTAAGTCAATATTATACAGACTGTGAATTTAAAAACAGCTCTACATATTTTCATTATATTTTAAAGTCAATTAGAAACAATCTTAATAAATTTTTATACAGAGCTGCAGATGGATTTGATAAATTATTAAGTGACGCAATTATTAATGAAAAAAACAGCGAAATATTTAATGTAATAGCAATATCTTCAATACTGAAATATAGAAACATAGAAATAGAAAATGACTTTAGTGTAATAAATGAAAAAACTAACGGATTATATTTAAAGTATATAGACAAAGTTTTCTCAGTTAAGAACATACAAAGACAAAAAAGTTTTACATTAAGGACAATAGACTTTCCAGATACAAAAGTTTCTACAGTAGAGACTGAAGAGGATGCTAAGACTTTTTTAACAAACAGTACTATTCTTATTAATGGTATTAATTATATATATAATGCAAATAATTATAAAGATTTTGGAGTTATGCCAGGAAATATTTATACTTATTGTTTCCCATATATTTCTACAAATTACAAAATAGAAAAAAATTTAGATTGTTCACTTTATCGTGCACTTGAATCTGAAACACCTAAAATGATTTCTAGTAATAATGAAGATTTTTCAGATCTCTATGAATATGTATATAATGAATTTTATAATCACGATGTCTATTTAAATTTAGATAAAGAAGAAAAAACTTCTTATGACTTTGACAATAATAAAGGTATTATATATAATATTTATAGGAGAACAAAAGACGGCGCCAATATTGGTGATAAAACTTTAAAAGATTATATTGATAATATTACTGCTAGTGATGAAAATGGAGAAAAAGTTTTTGATGACATCTTAGATTCTCTAAATTACTATATTTACGGATTAACAATACCAGAGTATTTAATAGGTGGTGGAGTTTCACAATTATCATCTCTTATTAATAAAACAGTTATAGAAATGTTTAAATTTGTTAATGATAATTTTGAAAGTGAAATTTCAAGTATTTCTACATTAGAAGACGTTTATAATTATATAAATAACAATAAAGATACTATAGAAATACTTGGAAGTCTTCTTATACCTATGTGTAATATCTATTCAACATATTATGATAATATAATAGAGTTATCAGTTAAAAGAAATATATACGATGCAATTAATGATCCACCAGATCAAACAGATCATTATGTTGGAAGTATATCACTTGATAATGTAAAAAATTCAATGTGGAATGATGAAGTTTTTGATTTATATTTTAAAAGATTTATTGATATAATGGTTGCGAAATCTAAAGATATGGAATTTGAACGTGATATATTGCCAGAAAGCGATGAAGAATTTGATAAAATACTTTACACAAAACTAAATGCAGACTTACAAAATATTCTTAGAACACTAAATAACTCTGATATTTGTGAAATTATGTCATTTGATACTTTATATAGTTATGTTTCAGAAATTGAAAATTTTCAAGGGACTCAAAATGATTTAGTATTTATTAGTGATAGTTTATCAAAATTAGAAGAAAGATTCCAAATAGAAAATCCAATCAATTTAATAAACAACGATTTAAGATTAAATTATATTTCAAAACATATGAATGACTATTATTACTTTCAGGATAAAGAATATAGAAAAAATTATTTTGATTTACCAAGAGACTTAAATTTTAATTTAAAAAATCATTTTAATTACAGTATAAACGAAAATAATAAAAGTTTTTTTGAAAACATATTATTGAGAGAAAAAAACAAGAGTTTATTAGCTAATCAAGGTATTTCTACTCTTAACTCGCTATATACGAAATATGATATTATTAGGTTTGGAATTGATTATAAAATAGCAAGTCTTTTAAGCAATAAAAAGATTTTAAAATTTAAATGTAATATAATAAATCATAAATTTCCTGATGTATTTATTCCTCCTGTTTATAAGATTTACTCACCAGTTTTTACTGATATTGTTCCTTCATATTTAGACTTAGCTAGAAGAAATACTTTGTCATCTGGAAGTGGTATATTCATTGATGATATTATTGGAGTGTATAATTTCGATAGTAAAGATTTGAAAGAAAGATATAATCTATTAAATAAAGAAGAATCAGTGTTCTTTATTAAAGAAAATATCATTAATAATATTAATAAAGAAAGATTGATTAATAACAGTCAATCATTACTATATTCAAGCGGTTATGGTATTGTTAGTATAGCATTATCTATTTATAATTCAATGATAATATCAAACTCAGTAAAATATACAAACTATAGAACACAAAAAAACATAGATGAAAATTACATAAATGATATTGATATAGAAAATAACTTAATAAACTCTTCAGCACAGAGTTTCGTTAATATAATGAACAAGAAAGAATTTGAAGAAGTATTTTTAGAATCTTTTTCTAATATAGAAAGTATATTTAATGATGATATTGATAGAAGTTTTATTAATTCAAATAGGATATATTCACTTGACTTTTTAAATCACATATCAGAATATTCAAGTAATGATAGATTAGATTTAATTTTCCAAGATAAATCTTTTTATGATATTTTCTCAATAGTTATAGGTAGAGAAGATATTAAATCAATTATGGAAAAATATTATGGTGAACCAGATTCACCACTGCTTCCTGGAAGGCCATATGAAAATGATGAATTTTATGATAGCTTTTCGTATATTATCGAAGTTGAGGTTGTATGAATAAAGTTATTGATCACATTTTTTCATTAAATGGAAGAAGAAATAAAGATTTAAAAGTTGAATCAAATTTTATTTATAACTATTACGAGAAAAATGAAACAGTTATAGATGATAGTATTATAAAGATCACAGAATCATCTAGATATAAAAAAAGATTTATTAGATTAACTTTAAATAATCACAATGAAATTGATAGATTTAATTACAATAGAGATAATTTTTTACCAGAAGTTTTTAATTTATCATTATTAAATAGTATAGACAAAATCAGTATAAAAATTTTTAACAAAATCGATCAAATGATTACGAAAAGAAAATTTTTATCTATTGATTTGGATGAAAAAGAAAAGTCAGATAATATTGAATTTTATAATAAAGACAAATTTACTACAAGCTCTAACGATATTAAATATACACAGAGAATATCTTATTTAAACCCAGAAGACTTTGGGATAAATACAAACAAAATAACAATTAATTCTTTTTTCCCAGAAACAGGACTTTTCGAACACAACAAAGTCTATAATGATATTATTTATTCAAACATATCAAAAGAAAACGATGATTTAATTAGTGAATCATCTTCAGACGGTTCTATATTTTCAAATTTAAATGTTTTATCTAGGAAAGTTAATGAAACAAATAATGTAAACATTGATTTTTCTAAGTATAACGCAATAAGATGTGGATTACTTTTAGAAAAATATATTCTTGATGAAGATGAAAAATATAAATTTTTATGTGGCAAGTTTATAACAAAAAATTCAGACTCAGAGGAACTTTATTTAAACTCTTCTTATGAAGACGAAGCTGTAAGATATGGTGAAACTTATAGATATGTTGTTTCTAATGTTTTCCTTTATATGCAAAATGATCCAAGTGATACTTTAATTTTAAATACATACTTGTTGTGTGACCATCCTTATATCACAAAAGAAATAGAATGTTTTGAAAACGAAGCTCCTCCGCCTCCTAATAATATAAGATTTAAACTAAATAAAGATTCCCTTAAAGTTAGTTGGGACGAACCAACTGATTATCAGTATGATGCCAAAGGGTATCAAATACTTAGAAGATATAGCTTAGATGAACCATTTACAATTATTGCACAATTAGAAGGTCATGATGAGAATGATCTATATCAGCCAAGCGAAATAATACCTGAAGAAATGATTGTTAAGACACCGGGTGAAGTAAAATATAATTATTTAGATAATGATTATAAAAGAGGAAAGATAACAATTTATTCTATAAGGACTATTGATGCGCATGGAATGTTTTCAAGCTATTCAGAGCAAATTGCTATTTTATATGATCCTTTTGAAGACAAAATAATACATGACTTAGTTGCAGACTCAGGCGCACCGAGAAACAAGCCTAACGAAAAAATTATGCAAAATAGTAAGTTTTTTAAATATAACGACAACATGATTGATAACTTGCCTATTTTAAAGAACATAAAAAACATAAAATTATACGTAACACCTGATCACGGTTTTGTCAAACTAGGTAATAGCGAAATTAGTATATTAAAAAATGATGAAGATTACAAGTTTACTATATTTAGAGTTAACGACTTAAAAAAGTACGAAAAAGATTTCAAAATAAAAAACTTTGAAAAACAATAAAATTAAAATAACAAGTTTTATTTAATTATATTTATATATAAAATAAATAGTATTACTAGGAGAAAAAGCCACATGGGATTTCTAAATCATTCAACAAACAATGTCATAATTGATGCTGTTTTAACAGAAAAAGGAAGAGAGTTATTGTCTAATAATGACAATTCATTTAGTATATCTAGGTTTAGACTAGGTGATGATGAAGTTGACTACTCTATTTTGAAAAAATATGGTCTTATTATTGGAAAAGAAAAAATAGAGAAGAATACGCCAGTTTTCGAAGCTGTTACTGATGAAGACCTTGCATTAAAATATCCTATCAGATCATTTATTGCAAATAATACTAATAGTATTTATGCGTTTCCTTTTCTAAAACTAAGAAGTTTTCAAGACTCATCAATAAGAATAACTTCTAATAGCTCGTCTAATTTAGGAAAAAATGCAAAAATTAGCTTTAAAACATTTTTAAATCAAGATCAAGACCTTGTAATTACAGAGTCTGGGTTGGTAGACTCAGAATTCATTGTAAAAATGTTTAATAAAATTATAAAAATAAATGAACTAGAACCTGACGACGTTAGAGATGATATTGCTTATTATGTTATTCCTGCACAAGAATTAAATTCAGAAGCTGAATTTGACAATCAAAGATTTGGTCAAATAATTGTTACTGCAATAGGTAAAACTACTAATGACTCTTATAAATATTATGCAACTTCTTCAAACTCTTCAGAAATAAAGACACAAATAGAAATTATAGGAAATAATTCTAAGTCTTCATTGATATTTCCAGTTACTATAACTAGTAATTCAATTGAATAGGATAAATTAAATGACATATTATAATATAAATAGCACTGATAAGGTTTACAAGAAGTCTAATATTAGACAGTTAGTTGATATACTTCAGGTAGACATTGCAAGTAAATATGAAGAAAACAGTGACGTAACACCAACGTACACAAGAAAAAAATATGAAGTTTTCGTAACAGGTGGTTTAGAGCTGTCAGGCTCAGTAACTTCGTCTTTGTATCAAACAGTATTTGATCAAAATCATACATATCAAACTTCTAACGAAATGCTAGATTTAACAATTGGGTCTTTTTCACAGAAAAACAGCGACGGAACAGAAACTATTAATGGAATTATTGTTACTCCGGATGCAAGCGGAAAAAAAGTGTTTGATAACACTACACTTATGATGAGAGAAAAATCAAACATATACAAACAATATGCACACTATTTACTAGGCGATTCAGACTCTGCTTTTCATGTTCCATATGAGTCGTCTAGTTTAGATGATAGAATTGATTATGCTCTTTTTGTAAACTTTAAAAGGCTATTTGTAAGAGATGGATTAGATAAAGAACAATTTTCAATTAAAATACACAAATCGCTTGATGAGGCTGCTAGTGTTACTAATAACATTAGTGGATCTATTTCATCAGATAGTAATGATTTTAAACTTTATTCTGATGTAGGTTCTACATCAAATTTAAATGTATCACCGATATCAGGTCATATAGGTTCTATCGTTACTGATGGTAGTGATACAAAAGTTGGATTAATATTTTACAATAAAGGAATTATTGTTTTAGACGCAGAACAGGTTTTTACGTCTACAGATCATATTGTTGGGCCAATTTCTTCTGTTAATAGTGATAATAATGAAGTTGATTTTGATAATGACTTTATTCCTAATTTCTGGATAAGCGGATCAATTGATAATATTATAGACCACATTTCAGATACAAGATTCGGAAGAGATAACAAATCAGCTATTGGGTTTATTAATCAGACTAGCATTAATTCAACAATTCATTTTTGTAGAGTTGGACCAAATGACGCAAACTTTTCAACTAACCCAACTTATATTGATGAAGATGGTAATATAAGATGTATACAAGAAAAAGGAGATGATCCTTTTACATACGTTACAACTATTGGTCTATTTGGAGCAAAAGATGACGAATTATTAGCAGTTGCTAAAACTTCAAGACCTATTGAGAAAAACCCAGAAGTTGATTTGTCGATTAGCGTTAGACTAGATTATTAAGGGTAGGTTATGACTTTAAATTTAATTGATCCTAAAATGATTGTAAAAAACACAATCGAATTACAGCCTCAAAAAACATATGTTTCAGCTTCAATTGAATGTAGTGATTTAGAATCTTTAGAAATTGAAGAATCAGGAGTTTACGGTCAATTAAGTTCTAAGATTAATAATCCTAAAAAGTCTTATTCTTTAGGTTCTAATGAGTTTGAAAAATTCAATAGTTACATTAATTCAAATTTTGATAAAGACTCAGGTGAAACAGTCCTAGAAAAACTTAATGCTATAAGGTTACAACAAGATAGTCCTCATGATGTCAAACTTTCAGAAGCTGGATTTTCACTTGATAATTCTGGAGAATTTAAGTTTGGTGTTGAAAAGGTTAAGCAAAAGTTTGTTGTAGACGATGAAAATTTTTACAAGAAAAAGACAATAAAAAATCTTTATAAATTCTATAGAGAAAATATGAAATATAAAGTTTTAAATCCGCACTGGGGATTTTCAAATTATAATTGCTTAAATTTTTTTAATATAAATAACTTAAAAAACACAGATAAAACACACAAAAATGTAGTTGTTTATCCTAACGCTTTTCATGATGTAAAAAGTGTTTATGAGTTTTTCAAAAATGACGATGATAATTTAACCCTATCTTTCTATGTAAATCAAAACAACAAAAACATAGAAGGCTACAGTTTTAATCCTGGCTGTGTCTTTTTTATCCCAGGAATAATTGGTTTGTATTTAGTTAAAGGTTCAAGCACAGATCAATCTGGTTATACAGATAAGTTTAGATTGTTTGTAACATTAGGCGACGAACATATACTAAGCGGTGCATCAGTAAATTTTTTAAATAGTAATATATCATCAAATGATGTTGAAAAAGATACAAATATAGTTTTAAGTAGTGATAATATTATTGATTATAATCATTGGCATAATGTTTGTGTTTCTTTAGAAGATATAAAGGATAATGCTTTAAACTTAAAGATTCATATTGATGGAAATCAAGTTGACAGCGTAAATGCTGCAATTTCTGATTTTAGAAAAGCAAACACTAGTAATAGTTTTATTTGTATTGGAAATTCTTTTAAAGCTGTGTCTGATGAAGTTGAAATATTTAAAAGATTATTTTCAGTGAATTATTCTTCTGACGGAGATTATATTGGTCCGTATGCACTTAAAAATATAAACTTTGGAGAAAATATTGAAGATGATTTTTTTGAAACCGGTACTACTATTATTGATGTTGAAATAAACAATTCTTTAGTTGATTTGGATGCTCAAAATTATGTTTTAGATACTACTAGTATAGCTTTAAGTGCTGAAATTTGTGATGTAAGAATTTACAACAGTAGTATAAAGGATATTAAGAGTCTTATATGTGAAAATAGTATTTCTGATTTTAGTGATAATAGATTAATATTTTCCTTGCCTGTTTTGTACTTTAATAAAGATATAAAAAAGAAATCAATCGTTAATCTAAATGGAATAAGTGATAACACTTCTAGTGGTTCTATTTCAAATATTAATTTGCAAAACAATGTCTTTTCAGGTCCGATTAATAATTATTTTTCAAACAAATGTTTAGGTCATGAAGTAATAGTTGAAAAATTCTTATTTGAGTTTAAACAAAAATCATGTCCAAATGTTGTATTTAATGGTGAATATACATCAGATCAAGTTAATTATAATTTGTTTAATGTATTAAGTTATATACCTAGTGGTAATATTTTAGGAGATAGTCAAAGTAATTTAGTTGATAATATTAAAAAAGGAGAAAGTATTAATAAACTATATCATCAAAAACTTCATGAATTGTCTTTAGAAGACAGTGGTGATTTTGACTTATATTTTAAAAAATACTTTACTTATAAAAATAATTTTATAATGCCATGTGATAATGGTCTTCAAACACAAAAATATAAAAATTATTATAATAATTCTGTTGAAGAATCTCACTATGACGATAACAATTATTTTGATATAGGACATGTTAGTTTAAATAAAGTTATCAAAGAAGATTCTATTTTAAAATCAAATAATCTTATAACTTATATAGCTGACTCTGATCTTTATGATTATTCATATAGTCTTAAAAGCCTTATGCCTCTTGAACAAAGAGAAGATTATAAAATTTCTGGTGATGTGTCATTTAAAATAAGTTATGATGGACTAAAAAATATTTCATTGAACAATTTTTTTAGAGAAGATTTCACACTTTTAGATGATGATCAAACAAAATTTTTAAAAATCAAAAGTGATATCAATGATAATAATAAATTTGTTGAAGTTGGAACAGGCTATTTCTTAAAAGATTTGTCAAATCCAGTATCTAGGAAAATTAATGACTCTTTTGTAAATAGTAATGCTAGTTATTTACCTTATGTTGTTAAAAAAGAGTTAGACAATATTGATGATAATGCTAATTTTATTCCATATTTTAAACAAGAATATCCTTTATATAACTTATATGATGATATGTCTGAAACTCATTCAAAAGCTTTTTGTATATCAACACAGATATTTGGAAGAAGATTAGAAAAAGAGTCAGTAGAATTGTATGATTCAGGTTTATCTGGTACTTTTGGAAATAAAAAGATTAAATTAAAAGATAATGGTAAAGGAACTTTATATAGAGCTGACTCGCTTACAAAACATGCAGAATGGAGTTATGTCGGTCATTGTTTATATAATGAAGGAATTGTAACTATATTACATCCTTCTCTAGAAAACTTTGGAGAGTTTAGTTTAAAATTAGATTTTAAATCTTCTTCAAAATTAAATGTTTATGAATTAAATTTGCCTGCTTATGCAGGAAGAACTAACAAGTCTTATAATACGTCTCAAATTGAAAGTCTAAGACTAAATGAGTCTGCATTTAACTCTGATGAGGATTTTGTATATATTACAGACATAAATCTACATGATTCAAATCTTAATATAGTAGCTAAAGCTAAAATTGTTAAGCCTTATGCTAAAAAAGATTCTGATAATGTGTTATTTAGACTTAAAATGGATTTTTAATGAACAAAGTAAAATATATTGGTTTAGATATATCAACATCTATAGTTGGTATAGCGTTTTTAGATAGATTAGGAAATCTTGTTGATTTAAGAAGCGTGAATCTTAAAAAGTTATCATGTATCTTTAATAAATCTAAGAAGATTAGAGATGAATTTACAATTTTTTTTGAAAATTATTCTTTTGAAGAAGACATAGTTCTTTCAATAGAAGAATCATTCCAGTCATTTAGTAAAGGTTTTTCATCTGCTAAGACTTTATCACAATTGAATAGGTTTAACGGAATAGTTTCATATATTGCTGCTGAGGTTTATTCTGTTGTTCCTGAATATATAAATGTTAATAGTGCAAGAAAGAATCTAGGAATAAAGTTAAACAAAAAGCTTGATATTAACACAAAAGAGCAAATTTTCAGCTGGGTTAAGAATGATTTTGAAAAAAATAATTTTAAATTTGATTGGCCTTTAAGGACTTTAAAATCAGGACCAAATAAAGGACTTGTAAAAAATGATGATTGTTGTTATGATATGTCTGACGCTTATGTCATATCAAAGGCAGCAATTTATAATGAAAACAATATCAACTAATAATAAGATAAGTTTTATTGAAAATCTAACTAATAGAACACACATGTCTAACGATGGTGTTAATGTTTCTATTTGGTGTCCTTTTTGTAAACATTCTAATAAGAACAAACTAAAACTAGTGATACATCTAGAGAAAAACTTTTGGCATTGTTGGCTTTGTGATAAAAAAGGTTCAGATGTTAGCTACATTGTTAGTAGGTTTAATAAGTCTAAAGTTAATGAGTCTAAAGTTTTATTTAAAAGAAAAAACATTGAAAATTCATTTTCAATTAATCTATTTGAAACAGAAGAATTAGATGAAGATGCCATTGAAACTGTTGACACACCTAGAGGTTTCAAACTTCTGTCAAACAATTACAGTTCACAAGATCCAAATGTTAGAGACGTCTTTAGATATGCAATTAAAAGAGGCATCAATAAACATAAGATGTGCCTCTTAAGACTTGGAGTATCAACAGACATAGAGTTTAGGCGAAGCTTAATTATTCCTTCCTTTGACGACAAAGGAGATATGAATTTCTATACTGCAAGAAGAATCGATGTTGATACATCTAGTCCTGTGAAATATAAAAATGCTAGTGTTACAAAAAAAGAAATTATATTTAATGAACTTTATATTGACTGGAGCCGACCTTTAACTGTGGTTGAAGGTCCTTTAGATCTAATAAAAACAAACGATAATGCAACATGCTTGCTTGGCTCTTCTTTAACGTATGATATGAAATTATTTAGAAGAATAGTTGAAAACAAGACAGCAGTTAATTTAGCTTTAGACAAGGATGTCTATTTTAAAACGATTAAGATTGCTAAGCTTCTTCATGAGTATGATGTAAAAGTCAACATATTAGACACAAGGTCTGCTAACGATGTAGGAGACATGACATACAGTCAGTTTAGCGAATGTTTAAACAATGCAAAAGAATATAGAGAAAACGACTTGCTACTTACAAAAATAGCAATGCTATAAGGAATCAAAATGTCACTAAGATTTGCACATATATCAGATGTCCATTGGCGTGGGCTTAAAAGACACGAAGAATATCGAGCTGTTTTCAATAAGCTTTTTGAAAGCTTAAATAAAGAAAAGCCTGATCTTATCTTTATTGGTGGGGATATTGTTCATTCAAAAACTCAAGGTATTTCACCTGAGCTTATTGATAATTTAAATTGGTGGTTTAATAGTTTAGCTGAGATTGCGCCTACTCATATAATTCTTGGTAATCATGATGGCTTAATTCTAAACAAAGACAGACAAGACGCTATTACACCTATTATAAATGCTTTAAACAATAGTAATATTTATTTATACAAAGATAGCGGTGTATACACAACAAAAAAACTAATAAATGATAAAAATGTTAACTGGTGTGTTTTTTCTTGTTTTGATGAAGAGAACTGGAACAAAGTAGTTCC